CGATGCAATGGAAGCACTCTGGAAGAAACAGTTCTCACTTGCTGAGATTGTTGCACCAGACCAGTTCAAGACTTACGATGAGTTGAAAACTCGTCTAGACTATGTTCTTGGAAACAAGAAGTCCGCTGCACCACAGTTTGAGGAGGAAGACACAGATCGTGGAGAAGCAGAAGAGTTAGTAACTGCTGCTGTTTCAAAACCTGCTCCTGCAGTGACTGAAGATGAGGATGATGATGCATTATCCTACTTTGCGAAACTCGCAGAAGAATAATTACACGGGGGTCAAACGACCCCCTTTTTTTATGGATTAACTACGTTTGTATTTTCTGTTGTGATCAAACTACTTGTAATATAATTAGAACTCTTTTCATATCTTAATACATCTCTAAGGTCATTTACAAATGTATTGATGTATGAAGATGATAGTACATCTATTTCTCTCTTTGATTCGTTTTGCAAATACTCATACTCTAGGTTTGTGACTGCATGAGCAATATTATCAACCTTTACAGTAAATTCATCTTTATCATCAAGCTGTAAATTACCTGACTCTGATATCAATGTATATCTTAATTCTGGTGGGAATTTTGAAGAAGATCCATCAATTTTAAATTCATCATCAACAATTAAATTTGGAGGTAGAATTTGTCTACCCATATGATCTTTTATTTCAAAAGTTTCATAATGATGTATGTCAGTTAATTTTTCCTCTGAACCATATTTGTCAAGAGCAATTTCGTAAACTTCATAATCTTGCAATGGCCACTCATTGTTTATATTTGTGATGCCAGCGACTAATATTATTACATAATCTAATGATGCATCACCATATAAAGACTCTGCGATTGTATCAGGTCGATCTCCATCACCTATAACAAACTTATTGAACAAAGTAACGTTATCTTTTAGATAGTCAAATAATTTAGATCTACGAAAAATATTCTTAATTACAATAAAATCAGTGGATGAATTTTTATGTAATAAAGGAGATTGATATGCAATATCTGGTAATTCTCTGAAGTATCCCATTAGAAACCAACTCCATCTGCGTCACCCATTCCCTCATAATCTTCAGAGTAGATAGGATTAAGTTCTTTAAATGTCATATTCATTCTAATATTCACAGGTGTTCCACCATCATAACTTGCATACGTACCTGCATTTGTGTAATTTACACTTAATCCAGTCAATGCACATAGTTTAAAACTATTTAAAAATGGATGATCTGATCCTTTATGTAAATATCGAAGTGAAAAAACATCAGGTGATTTAAGAAATATTCCAGTTCCCCCACCTTCAACACCAGTTTTTGGTGCCATTGTTTGTTTTAGATATCTTATAATTGTTTTAACTCTTATCGCTTCTTCATAATTTCTTGGAGAGAATGTAACACTAAACGGAAAAGATCTTAAATTTACTCCTTTAAATAATAACTCTAAGTTAGAATTTAATATTTGTCCTGTTGCTCTTGCAATAACACTGCCTGGACTTACATTACCACCAAGAGCGTTTATTGCCTGACCACTAATTCCTGCAAGAACTGCATTTTTTGTATCATCGTCAAGACTTGGTAATGGTATTCCTTGTTGTAATAATTGAGAAACCTGTTGAAATGACTCACCAGGATTAGTCATAATCCTTTGAGCAGCAGCAAGACCTGCTAATTGAAAAATATTCAAACTATCTTCACCCCAAGTCACACTGTTAGCATCATTTACCTCTTGAGGTATTGGTAATTCAATATAATATTTCGTTTTTTTATCTGCAGTTTTCTGCATTCGAGTATTCGCTTCATTAAATTTAAATTTTATTCCAGTAGCAACACTACCTGTTTGACCTCTTGCACCTTTTTTACCAGCGATGGTAATCCCATTTCCCTTAAATCCTTCTGATTTATCATAATATTGAATATCTGCACTCAAACCCATTCCTTCACCTGGTTTTGGTGGTGTGTATTCAATACATTTAATTAAAAATGTATCTCCAGTCTCCTCTGCTGCGTTTCTTTTTATAGGATAACTCAGATAAAAGGGACTTTTTCTTACAGTAGCAGTTTGTGTGGTAGATTGATTTGATTCTCCAACAGTTTCTGTACTACCCATAAACTTTGGATCATTTGATTTTCTTATTGACTTATCGTGCCTTTTATCTACATATGCTCCACTTTCATTAAAATCTTTTTGTAATTGCCTATTAGCTTCTGGATCTTCACGAAAAGTTGCCAACTGACCTCTTTTCTTTGCAAGTGCAAGATGCTCAGTTCTTGTTAAAGCTCCTCTTCTCTTTCGAGCGTTATATGACCTACGATTGCTTGACATATCGACCTAATTTTTAACTATTTAGACGTATTTTCACAAAAGGTAAAGTTCTAAGATCTCTTAACTCCATTTCATCTACTTTATATAATCCACCAACTACTTCTGGAAATGTATATTGTCTCATTTCACCCCAATGATAATTCAATCCACGGAAACCCCAAGAGAAAACATTAGTTACTGCAACAAGAGGATGTTCATCATATGCAATACCAGGTGTCTTTGGTTTATATACAAAAACATAATAACTTCCAGCTTCAGGCACATTGCTCCCCTCAGTTAATACACCAAGTATCTCTTGTGTTAAATCATCAGCACTTTCGGTGCCGATAAAATTTTTCATAACTGGATCAAGTCTACTCATACTCCTAATTCTTTTTCTGTAACGACCTTGAACTCCCATTGACGATCAGCACAAAACTCTTTTGCCATTTTCCATTTTGCCTGATTTTTTGCATACTCATATGCTTCACGAATATAACCTTTAGTTTGTCTTTTTGGTTTTTTCGGTGGTTTGGTTTGTTTTGCAGGTTTGACTTCAATTACATAATTTTTTATCTTACCATTTGTTTCTTTTACTTTCATATAGAAATCTGGAAAATATCTATGAACTCGATTATCAATAGGAGAACGATAGGGAATTGCTATTTCTTCACTTGCCCACTCTAGGATATTTTGATTTTTATCACAATACACCATAAACTTTCTCTCCCAAAGTGATCTGTAAATTATATTAGTTGGATCACCTTTATACTTTCTGGGAAATGATGGATAGTATTTTCCCTTATAAGACATCTAAATAACTATACTATAATTGTATTTAGAGTGCCAGCACCAAGACCAAAAAGGATATCAGATATATTACCCAAGTTGCAGAATGTAGCTCAGACTTCAAATTTTCTTGTCAAATTTGTATTACCAAATGGCGAATTAAAATCTCATATGAGAAGAAAAGGTTTGAATGATCGTTTCGTTATTGAAGATGCAGGATTGTTTTGCTATAATGCAGTTTTACCAGGTAGTGCACTTGCCTCTGTCAATACAGTCGGTGATTATCAAGGTATGGTTGAAAGATTTGCACATACCAGAAATTTTACTCAAGTAAATTTTGAATTTTATGTCGATAATGAATACAAGTCTCTTAAATTTTTAGAGCATTGGATGGAATTTATTACTGGAAGTAACTCAAATGACTTATCAGCAGATACTTATTATTTTCAATTAAACTATCCTGATAGTTATAAATCTAATGATACTCGTGTGATTAAATTTGAAAGAAATTATTCACAGTTTTTAGAGTATAGATTTGTAGGTTTGTTTCCACTCACTTTAAATTCCACACGAGTTCAATATGGAAATTCACAGATTTTAAAAGCTACTGCTTCTTTTAGTTATGATCGATATATTTGTGGTGAGTCATCTTCATTAGCAAGAGATTTAGGTAGAGCGTTTAATGATTTAAGATCAGCAATTAACCCAAGTAAAGATGGAGCAGTTTCTTATGGAGATAATGATAGATTGAATAATATTATGAGAATGAGTAGTAAATCAGGTGGAGTTTTAAATTCAGATGTTGCTAAGTTAAGAACATCAGTGACAGGAAATGTAACATCAGTGGCAAACGCAGCAGGACAAGGATTACCTGGTTCTGGTCAAGTTATCTCCTGATAACCACTATAAATAATGACACTGAAGTGCTTAGAATATTATGCCTTTACCAAAAATTGCAACCCCAACTTATGAGTTGGTGTTACCCTCGTCTAATCGAAAAATAAAATATAGACCATTCCTTGTAAAGGAAGAAAAAGTCTTAATCATCGCAATGGAGTCTCAAGATACGACACAAATTGCTAACGCAGTTAAAGATGTCATATCACACTGTATACTCACAAGAGGAATTAAAGTTGATAAACTATCAACTTTTGATATTGAATATTTGTTCCTTAATATAAGGGGAAAATCTGTAGGAGAAGACATAGAGGTCATGGTGACTTGTCCAGATGATGGAAAAACACAAGTTCCAACATTAATTAACATTGACTCTATAAAAGTTCAAACGGATAAAAATCATTCAAAAGATATAAAATTAGATGATAGTTACACTCTTAGAATGAAATATCCTTCATTAAGTGAATTCATAAAGAATAATTTCGCAACAGGTGAAATAAATGTTGACGATACATTCGATTTAATATCACAGTGTATCGAACAAGTTTATTCTGAAGAAGAGTCTTGGACTGCAGAGGATTGCACTAAGAAAGAGTTATCTCAATTTTTAGATCAATTGAACTCTAGTCAGTTTAAAGAAATTGAAAAATTCTTTGAGACAATGCCAAAATTATCTCATAAAGTGAAAGTTATCAACCCAAACACTAAGGTTGAAAGTGAAATTGTATTAGAGGGGCTACAGAATTTTTTCGGGTGAGTATGGCACACGAAGATCTTGAGTCATACTATAAATTAAATTTTGCCTTGATGCAGCACCATAAATATAGTTTGACAGAACTTGAAAATATGATGCCTTGGGAAAGAGAAATTTATGTTTCACTTTTACAACAGCACGTTGAGGAGGAAAATTTGAAAGCACAGCAACAACAAAGTAGTCTCTAATGGATGAAGAACAAGGTTTAGCATCGCCACTTGCGGGTAGTATAAGAGGTATTAGAAGAAGTGTATCTTCTAATGTCTTTACTGGTCGTAGTGTTCTTCCACAGCAACCAGATCCCCAAACAACAAGTTTACTTACACAGAATTCTCTTACATTAACAACAGTATCACAGCAGTTACAAAATATTTCATTAAACTTAAGCACACTTAATTTTTCATTATCAAGTATAAAAGATAATTTAGCATTAAGTGATTCATTAGACAGACAAAGAGAGGCAGCACAAAGAAACAGAGAGAGAATACTCGCAGAGCAAGGATTGAGAGAGGGTAAGGAGAGTGATATCGAAAAGAAAATACAATTTGCACTACAGACACCTGTTCGTCGGATTGCTGCTACAACTCAGGGTGTATTGCAAAGATTAGTTGATTTCTTCCTCATATTAGCAGGTGGTTGGTTAACAAATACCCTAATTGATATGATTAATGCCAATGCTGATGGTAATGTTGATTTACTGAAGAAATTACAACGAAAACTCGCCACAGGATTGCTGGTTATTGGAGGCACTTTAACTGCAATAACGTTTGGACTTTCAAAAGTATTGCAACTTACTGCATTATTAGCATCTAGAGCGATTAGATTTGGTTTTAATAATATTCTGAAAAGACCTTTTGTAACGATTATTAATTTACTTAAAACTAGATTAGGAAGAGTTTTTGCATTAGGTATTAGTCGTGCTGGTGGAAGCATTGGTCAAACGATAGCATCTCTGCCACTCATTGGTGGTGTATATCTTTTTCTAAATGATCAATTTAAAAAACTAGCATCACGTTTTGGTGCAAAACCATTTGGAGTTGAGGGTGGACAAGTCGGACCACAACCTCCACCATCCACTGGAAGATTAGGTGGTGTTTTAGGACCATTTAGGAAAATATTTGGTGGTGTGAGAAGTACACTTGCATTTGGTACATTATTTGATATCTTTGTAAATGGAGAAAATCCACTTGATGCGATTAAAAATAATCTTGGTGGTGTTCTCATAGCAGCAATTTCAGCACCATTTATTATTGCACTAGTTGGAAAATTAGCAATACCAGCTTTAGCAGCAGGGGTTATAAAATTTATAGCTACCTCAATATTTTTTGGAATAGGAAAATCATTATTCAATCGGTTTAGATTTTTTGGAGGTAATCAACAACAAGTACAACAACCTGACCCAGAAGAGATTCCACTAGTTCAATCAAGATCTGAAACAATATCGTTTGGAGGACAAAATCTAAATGATACAGCTCCATTGGTCGCACAGACGACAAACGATGCAGATAGTATAGTTCCTGTGAATAATAAGAAAGAAATGAATGTCGCAGATAATATTTCAAATTTTGAAGAGGGTGGAACGACCATTGTAAATATTCCAAGTGGTGAGAGTGCTCAGACAGAACCCACTCAATTAGCTTCTGCTGGTGGTACAGAAGAACCAACATCAAAATTACCATTCATTGGTTTTGATAATGACAATATTCATACACAGTATGCTGTTACTACATTTGGAGCATTCGCCTAATGTCGATAAGAGCAAGAAGGCAATCACTATTAAAATCATCGATAAGTATAAATTCGATAAGAGAATCTGTTGCTGCATTTAATAAGGGATTACAACAAGCGAAAAAAAATGCAGCTGAAATTGTTAAAAATACAAAAGAATCCAATATATTCAAAAGAACTTTAATAGGTAGAGATAATACTTTTTTTAGGAAAAGACAAGAGAATATAAGAAGAAAAGATCGAGAGGATGAAATTGAAGCAGTATCATTATCAGGTGCTGTTAAGAGAAGAGGAACTATACTTGCAAAAAGCACAAGAGGATTCTTGGGTCGAATGTTAGATTTTGTTGGTATATTATTAATTGGGTGGGCATTAATTAATCTACCAAGAATTATAAAGGGACTAAGAGGTCTAATAAATTTGATACGAAAAGTAACAGGTATACTTGGTTCTTTTATTAATACGATAAAAGATATTGTTGTAGGTATCGGTTCAATCATTACTGATGCAATATCTAAATTCCCAACATTTGATTTTGAAAAGAATAAAAGAGGTATTGAAGAAAATTTAGATAAAGCTTCGGGAGGATTATTTAAATTAGACCAACAATTAGTTCAATCAGGAAATGATTTTACTGAGTTTGGTGATGAGTTAGATATACAATATGAGCAAGAATTAAAAGATGCTGAGAATGAGGGATCAGTGGAGGGAACTCCTTCAACATCTGATGGTGTAACGAATGAACAAAATGAAGAAACTATAAAAGGATATAAAGAACAAATTGGTTTTAATGTTGATAGTATTACAAAAGATAATAGACAACAAAATGAGGAAGAAGCGAAAGATCCTATAGACAATATAAAACCAAGAAAAAACTCCTCAGAAAATTTAAATATTGACCAATCAAAATTAGATCCTAAAAAAATAATAGATGATGAGATCAATAAGATTGACGTTGACGGAGAAGAAATAGCTAAAAAAGAAACTGATAATCAGATAAAAGGTAAACAGACAAACGATCCTGAAACATCTCCCTTAATCCAAGCAATTAATAATAAGAGATCACCTAAATTAACTGATGCTAGAAATCAATTAACAAATATCAAAAAAAATGTCGTAGATGAAGTTTCATCTTTAACTAATGAATATAAGACTGACTTTGAAGGTGGTGAAGGTGGCAAGAGGAAGATTAATTTATCTTCGCTTTTAGCACCAACAAAAAAAGATGTGAATGTAAAATCTAAAAAGAAAAAAGGAGACACTATTTTTATAATTGAAAAGAAAGTTTCAAATGATAATATGCAACCTGCAATGGCAAACACAGGAAGAAGAGGGTTAAATAATTTGGGAGAGTTTGATAATAGTAATGAAACTCTTGTGAAATTACAGAGCACATCACTTAAGTACACATAATGGCTGCAGCAGATAGATCAGTTTACGAAAAATTTATTATTGAATCTGTAGATGGTTCAAAAACTGCTAATATAGCAGAGGGTGTTGTAAGTTTTAATTACAACGAAGATTTATACTCTCCTATGTTGACAGCTAAAGTTTTAGTGATTAATACTGGTAATACAATAAGGGGA